TTAAAAACAACGCCAAATGTAAATGCTGAATACCTGGCTGCGTCTTTGAATGTTAAAAAAACTCAGATGAGTTGCACCCTCAATTATTTGTACCGGCGCAAGATTGTTGCTCGTGAACTAATGCCGTATGAAACCCGCAAAGCAGGACGTAAAAATGTTTATGTTTATCGGCTTGACGAGGGCAAAAATTCGGAATAATCTGGAAATATTGGAGAAATGGGAATAAATATGGCTGATAACGCTGACGCGGCAAGTTTCGTTTCTGTGTTGTTTCACTCGGGAACCAATGCCCATTTCATGCATTTGCAGACCGATAGCTTCTCAGTGCATTCGGCGCTTGATACTTATTACCATGAGATCATTGATCTTACTGACGCTTTTGCAGAGGCTTATCAAGGATGCTACAAGGTCATTACCAACTATCCCAATACGTTTCACAGCGAAACCGACCCGGTAAAGTATCTAACCAAGATCAGCGACTTCGTGCGGGACTTCCGTGTGCATCTGCCGAAGGATACGCAACTGCAAAACCTAATTGATGAGATTGCGGCGTTGATTGATTCAACCCTTTATAAGCTGCGTTTTCTTAAATAATGCCAAACGCAGGACAATTTAAAAAAGGTGACAAAAGGCCCGGAGCTGGTCGCCCTAAAGGACTGCAAAACAAAACAACTATTGCAGCAAAAGAGGCTATTGCTCGTTTTGTTGATGGGAACGCTGATAGGCTTCAAGGATGGCTAGACGAGATAGCGGCAGACCAAGGCCCAGCAGCGGCGTTTAGATGCTTTTCGGACTTGCTCGAATATCACGTTCCAAAGCTGGCTAGAACCGAAGTGACCGGGGCAGATGGTGGCCCACAAGAACTAAAGATTACATGGCAGTCCGAGAAATAGAGATACCGTATGCGCCCCGCAAAGCGTTCATGCCTTTCCACAACAGAACGCAGCGGTGGGCGTGTCTTGTCGCGCATAGGCGGGCGGGTAAGACGGTCGCGGCAATCAACGACATCATTAGGGCGGCGATCACCAGCAAAGACCCAATGCCATTGTTTGCGTTTGTTGCGCCGTTCAGGAGTCAAGCAAAGTCGGTCGTATGGGATTATCTCAAGCATTACTCGCAGCCCATTGCCGCCGACAGCAACGAGGCAGAATTGACCGTGACCCTTATAAACGGAGCCAAGGTCAGATTGTTTGGCGCTGACAATGCCGATGCCATCCGGGGATTGGGATTCTCGGGGATATACATGGACGAGTTTGGCGACTTTAAGCCTAGCGTCTGGGGTAACGTCATTCGTCCGGCATTGTCTGACCGGCAGGGGTGGGCGGTGTTTGGTGGCACGCCGAAAGGTAAAAACCAGTTCTGGGACATACGCACAACCGCAAGCAGACTCAAAGACGAATGGTTTTTGCTGGAACTTCCTGCAAGTCAATCAGGATTATTGCCGCCAGGGGAACTGTCCGCAGCCCGCGCTCAATTGAGCAAGGATCAGTACGATCAGGAGTACGAGTGCAGCTTTGAGGCAGCAATTCTAGGGGCGTTCTATGGTCAAGACCTTAGAGAAGCCACAGAAGAAGGCAGGATCACACAGGTTGATTACCAGCCCGAGGTTCCTGTGCATACGGCGTGGGACTTGGGCTACCGGGACGACACGGCTATCTGGTGGTATCAGGTCATCCGTAATGAGATTCACGTTATTGATTATTACGCTGTTAGCGGGGCAAACGTTGATGAACTAGGGGCGGTGGTTAAGTCGAAGCCTTACAAGTACGGAAAGCACTATCTACCACACGATGCCCGAGCCAAGACGCTTGCCAGTGGTGGCAAATCAGTTATTGAACAAATGGCAGAGCATCTAGGCATTAACAATATGGCGATAGTCCCCGATCTTGGGGTTCAAGATGGCATTCAAGCGGTGCGCCAGATGCTCCCCCAAACATGGTTTGATGAGGAACGATGCTTTGAGGGCATTGAGGCTTTACGTCAGTACCAGCGGGAATATGACGAGGACAAAAAGGCTTTTAGACAAACTCCAAGGCATGATTGGACAAGCCATCCTGCCGACGCTATGAGGATGTTGGCTATTGCTTGGCGTATTGAACCGCGAGTTAAACAACCAGACACGCACAAACCGCTGATGGTTGGCCCTGAGAACACAGTAACCTTAAACGATATGTGGGCGACCCACAAAACACACAGGAGCAGCAGATTATGAGTGGCGTATCCAATCCCTATCGCTATCAATACGAAACCGTTGCAGCATCGCAAACCGCGCAGGTTCTGGGCGGCACAGGCGCAGTTGGTGATTATGTCCACCGGCTGCTAATCAACGTTATTACCGTTGCCAGCGCCGGTGTAACGTTAATTGATGGCTCTACGTCAATTGTAATTAGCACCGCTGCATCTGCTCAACTGGGGCCACTTGACCTAGAACTAAATATGGCGGCTGTTACAGGGCCGTGGAAAATCACCACCGGGGCTGGCGCGACCGTGGTGGCTGTCGGGATATTCTCAGCATGAACAAAGCCGGTTTGTACGCCAATATTTTAGCCAAACAGGAACGTATTAAAGCTGGTTCTGGCGAGCGTATGCGTAAGCCCGGAAGCCCAGGTGCGCCCAATGCTGATGCTTTTAAAGAATCAGCAAAGACAGCAAAGAAGAAAAAATGACCGCTGCATGGCAACGCAAAGAAGGTAAAAACCCCGAGGGCGGGTTAAACGCCAAGGGCAGAGCCTCGTACAAAGCCGAAACGGGCGGGACGCTAAAACCGCCTGTAAAAGCTGGCGACAATCCCCGCAGAGCCTCATTCCTTGCCCGTATGGGCAATATGCCGGGGCCAATGGAAAAGAACGGGAAACCGACTCGCCTAGCTTTAGCGCTTAAAGCATGGGGCGCAAGCAGCAAAGAAGATGCCCAAGCCAAAGCAAGCGCCATTTCAAAACGGAATAAATAATGAAACAAACCACAACCGGCGTTGATAAATGGTTGAACATAGTCGCCACTTATGACGGAGACTTCAAGAAATGGGAAGCCCGAACGCAAAAGATTATCAAGCGTTACCGGGACGATAACCGCAGCGCAACAACTAATGAAACTGCAAAGTTCAACATTCTTTGGTCTAACGTTCAGACTTTAATCCCTGCGGTCTATGCGCGATTGCCGAAAGCAGACGTTTCCCGTAGGTTTGGCGATAACGACCCTGTGGGCAGGGTAGCCTCACAATTGATAGAACGTGCGCTAGATTTTGAGGTTGAGCATTACCCCGATTTCCGCGCAACTATGAAGCATTGCGTTGAAGATCGTTTTCTTGGCGGGCGTGGTGTTGCTTGGGTGCGGTACGAACCGCATGTGCGGCAATTGGACATTCCTGAAGATGGACTAAGCATCACCGAGGACACCGACGAAGCCGGAATGCAGACAGACGCAACCGCTGGTCAAGTTGAGCCGCAGGAAGAAATTGAATACGAATGCGCTCCGACTGATTATGTTCACTGGAAAGACTTTGGGCATTCCATAGCGCGTACTTGGGAGGAGGTTACCTGTGTATGGCGGTGGGTTTATATGACCCGCGAATCCCTCATTGAACGATTTGGCGAAAAGGTTGGCAAAAACATCCCGTTTGACGCAGGCCCAGACACCCTAAAAACATACGGGCAATCCTCAAAAGAACACACCCGCGCCAAGATTTGCGAACTGTGGGACAAAGAATCAGGAAAAGTGGTTTGGTTCAGTAAGAACATGCCAGAGGTCATTGATGAACGGGATGATCCGCTAGGATTAGAGGGATTCTGGCCCTGCGCCCGTCCGCTTTACTCAACGATGACGAGCGACACCCTTGTCCCGGTTCCTGACTTTGTGCTGTACCAAGACCAAGCAGTCGAGCTAGACATACTCTCAGACCGTATAGACGGGCTTGTAAAGGCTTTGCGCGTCCGGGGTGTATATGACGCAAGCCAGCCAGCATTGCAGCGCCTGATGACTGAGGGCGAGAACAACGCGCTTATTCCTGTGGATAAGTGGATGGCGTTTGGCGAAAAAGGCGGGTTGAAGGGCAGTATCGACCTGCTGCCGCTGGACACCCTGGCTGATGCTTTGCTGCAATGCTACCGGGCAAGGACTGAAATTAAGAACCAGATTTACGAGATCAC